GCCGCGAGTCTGGTCCGCGCGATCCTGCTGGTAGATGTGGAGGACGCGCGGACGTCCCCAGCCGGTCATCGCGGGGATGCGCTCCCAGGTGTAGTTACCGCCCCAGACGGGCACGTAGAAGCTGACCCAATCGTTGATCTGGCGGATGTGGTACGCCAGCGGCCTGCCAAAGTCGTCCATCTCGATGCCGCCGCGCAGCTTCTTGCTGGTCGGGAGATTGCTCGGATTGGAAAGCCGGTCGGTATCGACGATCTGGATACAGGTCTTGTACTCGGTTTCCTGCCGGTTGAGCCAGAGCGGGAGCGCCAGCGCTTCCCCGTTCTCCAGTACGCTTCGCCAGACCAGCGCCGTCATACCGGAGAAGGTGAGCTTCCCGGCCGCATCGCACGCGAAACTTTCGGCGTAGGTCTGCCAGAGGCTCTCGACGTTGCGCGTCCACTCCTCTGCCCATTCCACGCTCTTCCCCAGCGCGCGCCAGTTGGGCGCCGCCGCCAGCCGCAGCCCCAGCCCGACTACGTTGTCCTGAAGGGTCTGGAACGCGCCCGCCGCGACCCCGTTGTTCCGGTTGAGATCGCGCGCCCGGGCCACCAGCGCCGACAGGTCGGGGAGTAGATCCGCGTCGGCGGGAGCCTTGATCGGGTTCCAGTTCGAAAGCTGTTTGCGGGTGACGCTGGCCCCGTAGTGGGACGTATCGCCCATCCCGGCGTAGCCAGCGGTAACCGCCGACGTCTCCGGCCGTACCAGCAGTGGCCGACGCTGCCGCCGCTTCATGGGCAGACCTCCACGCTGATGGGCCCGCGCGGCACCGGCGTGACCCCGTTATAGAGATCGCACTGACGTTGCAGCATGGCCACGAGCCGCTGCAGATCGTTGGTGCTGATGGCGGCAAACTCCACCTTTCCGAGTTGCGGAGTCTCCACGCTGCGGAGGGCTTTCCCTGAGAGGATGGCGTCCAGTTGGAGCTGCGCCAGGATCAGCCGATCACAGGGGGTAAGCGGGGGCCCGGTCTGTCTCAGTCGCGGCATAGGATCAATCCAAAAACCCTTCCCCGGCTTGCATGGGCCGGAACTTGGGAGCGGGCCGCTTGGTCCACTCCGGTCTTTCCGCAGAGGGGATGTTGCGCGGACGTCCGATCAACCGTTCGGCTTCATCCCAGCGATACTCCGGCCACGCATCGAGCCGCATACTGACCGCCGCGGCGCGGGCGTAGATCCGGCAGTCCAGCGCCTCGTTGCGATCGCGGCGCTTCTCCCAGTGGGTTCGGATCTGCCCCATCACGGAGCGCGAGATGAGTTGTTCCGCGCAGAGCTGCTCGAAGAATTCTTTGGCGTACGAGGGGAAGTGGCAGAAACCCCGCGGCCAGTTCTCGCCAGCCCGCAGATCGGGCTCGGAGAGTTTCAGCCAGCGGTACAGCTCCTCCTTGGCAATCGCGGTGTTGACCGGCCACAACCGCACGCCGCCCTTGATCTGCCGCCCGCCGGGGCCGATCTCGATCAAGGAAGGAGAACCGATTAACGAGGCTACATGGGATTCGCCCTTGATCGCCATCACGCGCTGCGGAAGCATAGCGCGCACGAAGTCATACACGCGCATGGTGTTGTAACCCGAGTCGACCGCCAGCTTGGCGATGCGCATCGAGCCGCCGCCCACGACCGGAAAGTCCTCATCCATGATCGCCGCCAGCTTGCTCCATACGTCGGGCTGGTTGGTGTTGCCTTCGAGGACGCGGTAGTCGACGCTCCACGATTGCATATCGCGGCCCCAGGCGACGATTTCGGCTTCGATACGGTTCGGTTGCACGTCGCCGCCCGCCGTCAGAATCAAACCGCCCTCGGGGACCTCTCCGATCGTGTAGCTTTCCCGCCGCTCATAGAGGCGGTCCACATCCGGGACTTCGCCCGAGTTTTGGAACGGCAGACCGAGGATGGTGTTCCAGAAAACCTGCTGCTTGTCGGTGGAACCTTCGGCCTTCTCCCGCTTTTCGACGATCTGGGTCCAGGAGAGCCAGCCCACCGGCGAATACAAGCTCGACAGGTGATAGCCGCGCGTCGTGCCATCTCCTTCCGCGGTGGATCGCCACTCCCCTTCCGCGAGCATGGTCTGTTTCTCGTGGTCGAAGATTTCCCTTTCGCACTCCTGGCACCGGTACGCCGCTTCGTTCATCTTGTGCTCGGACCAGATCAGGTTTTCCGAGAGCAGCACGATCTTGCTGCCGCATCGCGGGCAAGGCACGTGGTAGTAGCACTGGTCGCTAGCGTCGAAGAACCGGGCGATCTTGCTCCGGCCGGTGAGCGTCGGCGTGGAGGCGATGAAGATTTTGCGCCGGCCAAAGTTGGTGGTGCGGGCGATGGCCAGATCGCAGGGGTCGCCTTCGTTGTCGATACTCTCCTTGTAGCCGTCGACCTCGTCCAGAAACAGGTAGCGCGCCGCCATGGAGCGCAGGCCCTTGGCGCTATTGGCTCCGGTCATGACAAGGATGCCGCCCAGGAATTCCTTAGCCAGGAGGGTGTTCCCGCTGTCGCGCGTACGGGATTCCTTGACCAGCCCGCGCAACACCGGCGAGTCATGGATGAGCGGCGCAATTCTTTGCTTCGAATTGCGCTTCACCATATCGGTGGTAGGCTGAACGCACATCATGGGCCCGGGCGCGAGATGGATCACATAGCCGATCCAGTTATTGCCACATTCGGTGGCGCCGATCTGCGAGCCCTTCATGAACACGATGCGCTCCCACGGGCTGGATGGCGAGAGCGAGTCCATGATGTCTCGCAGGAACGGGGTGCGGGCGGTGCTCCACTTCCCGGGCTCGGGTGAGCTGCGCGTGGTCAGCATCCGGTGGGTGTCGGCCCACTCGGACACCGTCATCTTGGGATCGGGCCGCGCGCCAGCCCGCATCGCGTTGCGGACTACTTCGAACGTATCGGCAATACCAGGGATGAGGAGTGTCGGCGTCACGCAATCTTCCCTTCGGCGTAGTCGGAGAAGATCGCCAGGATTTCGTTTTCGAGGATCTGATAAACCTTATGCTCGTTGCTCTCGGCGGCGATCTGCGCACTCACCCGCGCCGGCAGGTTGAGGCAGGCATCGCGCACGATCCGCATCTCCTGGAAGCGCGCGTGTTCGATGTCGCGGACCAGCGCCAGGGTCCCGGCCCGCTCCTCGTAGCGGAGCTTCTTGAGCCGCGCCTCGTACACGTGGACCATGGCGCGCGCCTTGGCGAAATCGCTGCCCTTGGTTGTGCGCCCCTCCTCGGTCTTGGCCTCGTCGGTGCCCTCCTGGCGCGCCTGCACCAGATGCGGCGTCCGGTTGTTATGGCCGCGCTCGTGGTTGACGCTGCCCTCCCATTCCTGGGTGGCGGTGGCCAGATCGAACGCGCCATCTTCGCGGCGCGAGAGCAGCCCTTTCTCGACCGCCACGCGGATGGCCTTGGCATCGACCTTGAACACCCGCGCCAGTTCTCCGATTCCGACCCAGGGCATTAGGCGGGCTCCTTCTTTTCTCCCGGTTTCCAGGCGGGGGAGAAGCTCGGCTTCGCGGCCAGCTCGGGCATCCCGAGAGCGGTGGAGAGACGGGTTACTTCTTCCTCGTCCATGCCCAGGCCCTTCTGAAGCTGCCGCGCGGACATACCGGCTTCGAGCATGGTGGTCACAATCTTGGCTGTGGGCTTGATCCCGTGGGTGCCGCGGGCGCGATTGTGGCGGATGGTGGACATCTGCTGGTGGACGCGATCCACAATGATCCGCGTCACCGGGATGTAGCCGTGATAGCGGTCGAGGAGGCGTGGATCGTCTTGCGAGAAGCGCCAGCGGTGGAAGCCATCCACGATCTCTCCGTCGGGCAGTGCCACGATCGGTTGAGTCCAGCCGTCCTCCAGGATCGAGAGGATTAGAAGCTCCCGCTCGGGCGGGGCCACCGAATTGGGGTTGTAGTCGTTCGCGTGCAGCGTCGACGCGAGTACCCACTCCACGCGCGAGATGGGTTCCACATCGAAGGAGCGGCGCGTTGCTACGCCGTTGGGTTTCAGCGGAGCCGGGAGAGGATGGCACTGGACGGTACCCCCATCCTTTCCTTGAATTTCCCCTCCCGGTTTCTTAGTAGCGCGTGACATTATCCCGCTCCATGGCAATCAAATCTTCCAGGTTGAGCCCCAGCCGCTTCTGAGCTTGCAGGCCGTAGTCGGTGAGCTTGCCACGCCGCCGATTCTTGAGATCGCCACGCTTGACCACGTTGGCGATGAAGCGCCACGACAGGCCAGATAGCGGATCGGGGTCGCTATCGGGGATCGGGCGCGAGGTCTTGCTCTTGTGCATCTGAATCATCCCGACCACACTCTTGGCGATGATCGTCCGGTAAGGCTCCTGGAAGAGCGCCAGCAACCGGTGGGACCAGGAGCGCCAATCGGCAACGCCAGCCGGGAGCTTCTCCGCGCCGTAGCCGTAAAGCTGCGTGGTCCCGTAGCGGGCCGCGGTGGCGGCGCCGGGGACGCGGAGAATCATCTTGTGCCATAGCTCGGGCCAGCACACGGCATAGAGATGGAGCGTTTCCAGGGGCTCTTCGCCGAAGGGCGGACACACCCGCTGGTCCTGCATCGGCATCCCGGCCTTGTAGAAGAGGTCGTACGTCCGGTTGTAATCCCAGCCGAAACGCATGGGCGCGCTCCACACATCGGCTACGGTCCAATCGTAGATGGGCGAAGCCGGATAGTTATGGCCGTCGCGACCGGCACCCAGCCAGTTTTCATCCAGGCGGCGCATGACGCTCATGAGCCGGCGCAGGCTCTCATCGGCGCGGATGCCCCGGATATCGGCCACCGTACCCCACTCGCGGCCGTAGACCAGCGGAGACGCGTCGGGGACCGTCATCCCGGGCTTGAACCATTTGGCGCTAGAGATCGCGACCTCGGGCATGGCGCGGCACCAGAGGTCCTTTTGCTTGGGGTCCCAGCAATACCAGTAGGGAACGCGGCGCGAGCAAGCGTTGCGGTGCTTCACCGGAAGACACAGCCACTTCAGGACAACGTCGGGCCGCTGACGTACGCGCTCCACGTATTCGATGGTTTCGGGGTGGATCGCCTCCTCATCCCAAAAGTAGGCATGCACCGGGAGCTTGTTGAGCTTGGCCGCGACCTCGAGGGCCAGATGGAGACAGACCGTGGAATCCTTCCCGCCCGAGAAGCTCACCGCGACCGTATCGAAGCGTTTGTACAGGAGTTCGAAGCGCTCTAGCGCTGCCTGATAGACGTTGCGATCCTGCCAGGATTTGGCCAGCCGGCGCATAGGCTTGGTGGATTCGCGCATAAATCACTGCGCCGTGTGGATCGCCGCGATTTGATTGGCGCTCACGCCGTTCACCATGGTGCGGTTAATCATGGGGTGGTCGAGATCGGTAGGCCCGAAATCGCTATCGGGGTGGTAAGCCAGCACGCGCATGGGACCCCCCAGCGTGCGGAACTTATGATGGCCTCCGGTGTGGATACAGAACAGCATCCCCGCCGAAAGCGGCGTCACCACGGGGCTGCTCCCATCGGCATCGTTGGTGATGCATTGGCCGGCGCCCGACAAGATCATCCCGATCCGATCGCTCGGATGCGTGTGCATGGTCTGATCGATTCCGGGCGGGAAGTAGAGGAGGTTGAGGCAGGGATCGCCCATCCGGATCGGCGCGATCAGGAGACTGTCGGTGCAACCGTCGATGTAGCGCAAGCGCCCGCGCTCCTCGATCCGGCCGATTTGGAGGAAGCCGTCATACCCAGGCCGCGAGATCAGGACGCCTTGTAAGCCAGCGCCGCCTTGGGGTATCAGCACGGCGTGTCCCGGCAGCGAGAAGTAAAAGCCCGCGGGGATGACAAACTCGCAGCGCTCGCAGTGTACCTTGGCTATCCCCGCCGAGATGTAGCCAAAGTGGGTTTGGTGGTCGGGCAGCTCCAGGAGCCGCGAGCGTTCGGGGAACGCGCGCAGGATTCCGCCGTCCAGGTGCCGCAGGGTTCCATCCATGAGGTTGGCATCCCGTGCGTCGAATTCGGTAAACGCTACTTCTGATCGAGGAATAGTTTGCAAATCTGCCATAAAGCCTCCGCGCTGTGATCGAGTCCGTACTCGTCCTTGGCCTTCTGGATGGCCAGAAAGATCCCCTCGCGTTGCGCCACGGTCATGGTGATGGTCATGGGGACGCTGTCCGGCGAATTCGCCGGGGCGGGCGGCGGCGCTTCGGCGTCGGCTGGCGGCGCTACCGCAGGAGCTTCGCTCTGCGATTCGGTGAAGCTCTTGGCCATCAGATCGTCGGCCATGCGCAACATGTCATCTTCACTGAAGCCTAGGACGTCAATCGGATATTCCGCTTCCGCCAGGGCTTCGATTTCGGCGCTGAGAAGTCCGGTATCCCAACTGGCATTGAGCGCCAGCTTGTTATCGGCAATCACATAGGCGCGCTTCTTCGACTCGGGCCAGCCCCGCGCCGTCATGCAGGGCCCCTCGGTCAAACCCAGCTCTCGCGCCGCCATGACGCGGCCGTGTCCGGCCAGGATGGTTCCCTCCTCGTCGCGGAGGATCGGCATCGTCCAGCCGAACTCCCGCATGGAAGCGGCTATCTGGCGGATCTGATCCGGGGAGTGCTGCCGGGGGTTGCGGATGTAGGGTAGGAGGTCATCGAGTTTAACCATCTCGATGGCGCTGGCGGGCCATTTTTTAGCGGTTGCGGTGGGCACTTTGGGTACAGTCCTTCAAAACAAGCAAGGGATGTAATATCACTTGTTCTGAGGGCCTGTCCCAGCGGCCCGAAATTCGGGATATCGAAAGTGTTTACAGTTTAAAGGCTTTACGTGAAGGAACGCAAGCCCAGAGGTAAAAGAGCCCGCAGCTTGAAAGGAGCCGCGGGCTACAAGCGAGAAGCCTGAAAGGATAAACCCAAAAACCGTTTTCAGCATAGCACGCGGTCACGCGCACAGCGCGCCAGGGGGGACCTTTTCGGAAAACCGCCCACGCCAGACAGCGATACCTGGTGGTGGGCTTGTCGGGCTGGCCAGACCGTCCGCACACTTGCTAGTATGTAAAGCATGACGGAATCCCTCCCTGTGGCTGTGACTTGCGCTGCCTGTTCGGTGACGCGAACGGTGAAACCCACCAAGACCGGTGAGGCGCGCGTGCCTGTGGGCTGGAAGCGTCAAGGCGAGACCGTTTATTGCGGGGACTGCTGGCGCAAGCGGTACATCCTGCGCGCGGTGGCGTTGCCGGTCGCATCGCCGGTTGGCTGTACGTGGGAGGAGCTGCGGGGCGACCTGAAGGCTATGTGGCGGCTCACCACAGCCGCGT